AGCGAAGACTTATCTTCATGGTCTCCAGGAAGAAAACCAATCTCCCGTGTAGCAACCAGAGAGCGGACAATGTAGATTTTTTCATATGGCGTGTTGTCACTAAGGACATCATTCAGAGCATTGTATAGGGTAATGAATGTTTTACCTGTGCCAGCGCAACCATAAGCAACTACGTTCTGATCTTTTTCATAACTATCAAATAAAGTTTTTTGATTGTCAGTTAGTGGATCAATGTCTCGCAGAAAGTCGCTGTTGATAGGCTTCTTTCTCTTCATCTGTTTAGCAGTCAATCCTACACCAATAGGTTGATCAGACTTCTTTCTTCTTGGCATGTGTGATTAGACGGGGCGAACGGTGGAACCTGGGGCTTTAGATGCTTTACGAAGTACATCATTCCAACCTGGATGAGACTTCTTTAATTTGTCGTAGACTTCTCCAATCTCACCGCAAGCAGGTGCGGTGGATGGGTCGCTCCAGTCTCTATCCCATTCAGGATTATCAATCTTCCACTGATCCCATTCATGAACGCTAAGTTTTACTTCTTTTTGTTCACCAGTTGACTTGTTAATAACAGGGTATGTAGCCATAAAACAATCTCAGTATGTTCTTATTTATTAATTAATGTCAAGTCCAGTTCAATCCAATATTAAATCTCCCACTGTCCGTAGTAGTTGTGGATGAATTGTGCTTAACGTTGCCATTGAAAATCAACATTCTGTTATCAATACTATGAAACTTTTCATCACCATCAATTCTGGTATATCCATCACAACTATTCAATGAAAAAATTGCAGCGAAGTGATCGTACTCATAATCAGTATGTGGCAAATGTTCTTTAATCTCTTCAGTATATGGATAAAAGTTTGATTTTATTCTTATCAAAGATTTGATACCAAAAGTAGATTGCAATTTTTTTATCAAAGTATCATAGATTGTTGTGTAGTACTCACTCTTGACTTGATTATCTTTGTAAAAGATATGTGTAGCATACCAAGACCATTCTTCCCCAGTAACATCTGGCCAGGTAGTATCCTTTTGAAGATACTGTGGGAAGTTAGGATTAAAATAAATCAATTCCTTAAGATTATGGTAGACACTTTCGTCTAAGAAATTGTCAATTACAACGGGAGTTATCAAGTCCACTCCATTGCTTCAGCGACAGCAGGGAACTGTTCAATAAAGATCTTCTTAGCACCCAGTGCAATGTCCATGTGCTCCTTCTGTGTGCCGTTTGCAGAGCGCAAATCGATATAATGGATCCATGACCTTACAGAGCCCGTCATGTAGATCCTTGTGGGGCAGGCCAGGGGCAATACAAACCGGGCACACTCCTTTGCAATCGATGCATCAAGCATCTCCTGGTAGAGTTTCATTCCTTCTTCAAAGTGCTTTTGCATTTTGATCTGGAATTCTTGACGGACAAACGGGTCAATATCATCAATAGAATTCTGACGATTCTTGGTGTCTTGG